TGTTTTATGGTGGAGTTAATATCATTTGGGTCAGTATATCCGAAAGATCCATAAATTGGATTTCCATCATATGCCCAACCAATAATGTCAGAATGTTGTCCAGATATATCTCCACTATCATTAAGATTTGTTTTTATATTTTGTGAATATCCAAGAATTGCATATTGTAACCCATCACCATCTTCAACTAATACTTCACTCGATGGATTTCTATAGAATTCATTTTGAATTCCATACTTATAAGAATTATTAAGAGTAAGTGATCTGACATTTACTCTTAACACCTCATTTTTTCCTGCAGGAATACTTTAATTGTAGTGTTTGTTGCTGTATATCCTGGTCCCGGATTTACAACAATTACATCTGTTATTTTATTATTAGAAATTACTGGTCTAACGATAGCACCTACTCCACTGCCACTGATAACTAAGTCCGGAGTGGAGTAATATTCCAATCCTCCATATAACACTTGAACATCAGTTATTCTTCCGTTTGTAATTGTAGGTCTGAGTTGAGCATTTTTTCCATTCTTAATAATAACTTGAGGTCTTTTATGAACGTTTAATGTCGTTGTCCATAATCGCTACCTTTGTCGTAGACATAAACTTCAGAAATTTTTCCTTTAATAACCGGAATGGCATTGATAACTCCTCTAACTTGAGTAGTTCCCAATCCAACAGAAGAGTATTCAACGGACAGTGAGATATTTGGATACTTAAATATCTGATATCCACTTCCAATTGAAGAAAACTTTACATATTTTTTCTTCTATAATTTGAAATATCTGTGCCACCTATTCCTGCATTACAAAGTCTAAATGTGTTTGAATCAACTTTTAAAACAATATAATTATTGGATGTTGATAGCCCCAGTAATAGAAGACGTTTCTGTAATCATAAGAAACAACTTCTCCATCACCAAATCCGTGATTTTTAAAAGTAATTGTATTATTATACGTAGATATTCCTGTTTGTGATACTCTTAGAATTCTATTCGCATATCCAGTACCTTTATTAATTACAGAAATTCCAGTAAGTCTATTTTTCGGTTCGGTTTTAAACTTTTGAATTCCTGAATTACCTATTGTGGTAAATCCTACTGTATTAATACCTACGCTGTAATCTGAGAATGACTGATATATTTCAATAGTTTTATCATTTACAACTTTAGTGTAATATGTTGCTCCAGTTATTAAAGTTTTTGACTGATCTGAATTGGATCCATTAAAGGTACCAACTCCAATTGCAGAATTAAAGTTTCTATCATATACAATAGGTTGACCATTGGATAAATTGTGTGTCGATGCAAAAGAAATTCTATCATTAGTAACATTCAATCCTCCACCGATAGATATAGATCTTGCATCAAATTCCAATTCTCTTACATATCTTTCAACTGATTGGTTGGAAACTTGCTCCAAATCCATTTCCACCCGTAAGAGCAATTGAAACAATAACATCGATATCAAAATCTTGGGAATCTACAAATATTTTTTCAACAAATCCAATTACTACTGGTTGAATTAATCCAGATCCATAAGATAATTCTAAGAGAGGTGGATTAAATTACATCAAATTCACTGCCGCCATTTAAAACATCTACATTTTCAACAGGACCATAATAAATTTTATCATTTGTTTTAAAATTGTATATCTCAACTCCATTTTTTAATAATCCAACTGCGCCAGGAAGTGTAGCATGAGATTCATTACTTCCTAATTCTGGGTTTAATTTAAACTTTTTAAGTATTTTTTGACCGGAAATTTTATTTGATTTCTGAGAATAGAGAGTGAATTTATGAGTTCCGGTTGGAGTTGATGATTGACCAGCGCCAAAGTAAACAAAATCGTCGCTTCCAACTACAGGACCACTTAAATATAATTTAACCTGTCTTTTATTACTCAATACCTCAACAAAATAACTACCCTCTTCCAATCCATCAATGGGGGCATCTGCAGAGTAAAAAACCCTGTCTCCAGTTATAAAAGAAATTTCTGTATCAAAATCAATTATTGAATATGCTTCTGTATTTGTATCATATCCAGTCAACTCAAAAACATCATATCCAAAAACATCAACTTCTATCTGATATGATGGCAAAGAATTTGACGCAACGTATAAATTATCTGGTCTTTCAACATAAACATTTTGCACATCAGACACTACTTTATTATTTCCAAAATCAATTGGAACTATTGAAGATGATGCTTTATTAAGAATTCTTCTAACATCATATTCGTCCGAAGGATTTAAAGAAGATGTGCTTACATTAATTGTAACAGTATTTTCAGAAATTGAATTGATATTTACGTTATCAAATCCAGTAACAACAATTTCTGTGTTTCTTCTTAAAATTTCAACAGTATCACCTACTTTTAAACTAGATGCATCAATATTTGATTTTGTTGTTATGGTATTTCCTACAAAAGAATCAATTTGATATCTGGAGTTTGTGTTATAAATCCAAGAATTTGCAAATATTTCTTTTGTTGTATCACCTTGTTGATTACCTCTCCAAGATTTTTTGGGAAGATGATATCATTGTCTAATAATTGATAATCTTCACTTTCGATATTGAGATTAGACAATACTCCAGTAATTCTAAATTCTACTTTTTTGGAGGTATCACCATCTTCATATCCAAAATAAGTTTCATTTGAAATTAAAAATGATGTTTTTGGTATAGTTACAGAATCTTCGGATTTAACATAACATCCCAAAAACTGATTGACACTCTTATCAGAATAAAAAATTTCATTAGACCCGAAAAAAATACTTCCCGAATCTTTAAATCCAATTGTAGAATCAACACTGATAACTGTTTCTCCGGATTCTAATGGAGAGACCGTTACTTCCTCAACGACTTTTGTGTTTGGTGTAATTACAAACGTTCCTGTAACATTAGGATATGTGTCATCATATCCAACAAAAAAGTTAAGTTTATAGTATGTTATGCCATTTCTGGTAATAGTTTCTACTTCAGAAACAGAGGCACTAGTGCCAGTTTCATCAGTTGATTTATAAATTGTTTGTCCAACTAACTTGGTTGGATTTCCTGAAATATTGCTTATGATTGCTAACATCTCTTCTAATGTATCCAGCATCCGAAGGTTTGATTAGAAATTGCTCTAAATCAATTACGCTTGGAGTTTCTCCATACAAAACATTAAATAAGATTCTAAAAGATTCTGTAGTTCCTTTAGATTCATATAAAGTTCTTGCTTCCTTTATAAAATTTCCAACATTTAAGTTTTCTGTAAAACTAAGACCTTCTAATCCAGGAGTTAAACTAAACTTTATTTTTTTATAAAATTCTTGTAAAAATAAAGAACTTAAATTTTCTACAGAAGTCCCAGAAGTGTGAGAACTTGTAGAGGATTCACTAAAAACCAATTCCCCATATTTTAAATCTTTATGGTAGTTTGTAACTCCACTAAATCCTCTTACACAACCAGTAAAAGTATTTCCAGATAAATCAGTGTATGTAATGATTTCATCATTAATTTTTAATAATCCATACTTTTGAGGAAATCCTTTAGTATTTGATACGGTGATACTTGTTGATGATGCGCTTATATCTCCTACAAGAGTCGTGTATCCCGAAACTACCTCTGGAATGAGATTATCGATATTAATATACTGGTCTAGATTCTCAGCAATATCTACTGGACCACCTTGATACTCTTGAGAAATATAATACTGCTTTAAAAACTCTGCAGCCTTTGGACTTTCGTCTAAGATAAATTCTGGAAGTTGACTGTCGATTATTTGCTGTATTTTTACCCTAGATTCAAAACCCGTCTGTATCATATTATGACCTCATTAATTTCCCGTTTGAATAGCTTGAACGATAAGAATTTTTTGTAAAAACAACACCGGATATATCTTCTCCAGATGCAATTGTATCTTTTACCATATTTATTTCACTTTCCGAAACATCAAATGATATATAAAGGTCTTTAAGACCGATTACATCATTTGATTCGGGATATGCTTGAATTTCTATTAAGTCATTTGATAAATCAGTATCCCGTAATTGTAACTGTATTGAGAGTTATTTCTCCGTTTGTATAATTAACAACACCAGCAGATTCTAACTACAATAAATGGTGATAAAGATGTTGTAAGTAGCAATTCCTACATATAGAGGACTTCATCTGGTTTTACAACTATCGAAATTACCCCTGTAATTCCATCAGAATTTGGAGTATCTGTCAAGTATACTGTATCTGGTTCATCTTCTGATATTAAATCCTGTTGATTTAATGTTGTATCCAATTTTATTCGATGTTTCATTAACGTGAAATTGATTACCAAAACATATTTCATATTGTGCAGGACGGTCTATGAGTGCTTTTAAATCCCTTCTAATTCTTAACTCTAGTGATATTCGAAGTAATTGCAGTATCTGTATTATCAATTACCTGAAGCAACTTACTATATTTAAATCTACCCCCAAACTTATTCAAATCAACAGATTGAGAATATTTGTTAAGATGAATTGGTTACTCTTGTTTTTAAATCAGAAACACTTCCAACCTGATTATAATTGTAATAAACATAAGATTCAACTTCAACATACAGTATTTTAAGATCCTATAATTTTGGGGCGTATACCAGAAACACTATATTGTGTTAATCTTGGAGAGAATTTGCTCTTTATCGAAATCTGAAACAAAAGTGACCATTTTTTGGTTTAATACTAATCGAAACTGAACCATACTCCTCGGAGGGTCTAATTCTTCTCCTCCAATGACAGAAACTGATTCTGCATTTCTGATAAATTTTCGACTTAATAATCATTCATAATCACTTGCAGTGACTGCTCTATATTGTGATGAATACAATCGTGGAGCAAAGTAACGAATCGAATCAATGGTTTCAATATCAGATCCATTCTGAGCACTTTGATTTGTGGTGACCGTAATTGTGTTTGTTACAATTACGTTTTGATCATCGGCATCTTTAAAAGATCCTGCAAATGCAAATGTGTCGGCACCATTTCCATCTTTACCGCTGGTTACAATATAGTTTGCAGTAATAACTGAAGCGTTTTCAAGTCTTCTACCGAAAATACCATCTCCAAACAGAAGTTGATATTTTTCATCTTGGACTTCTTGAATTAGAAAGATTTCTGAGTTAGAGTTTACATCAAAAATATTATCGACCAAAGAATACAGTAACGATCCAAGACCACTATCACTTACACCTTTTACATAAACTCTGATTGTCGATGTGTCAATATACGAATTATCTAATATAAACTTTTGGTCTAACGATGCATTTACGGTAAATTTCTTCGTTAAGATGTTCCTTCTCGAATTGTAATGTTGTCAAAAGATGCTACACCATTCACAACGGGCACTGTAATACTTTCTGGAATCGAAAATACGTATGAAGACCCCCTCACGAGACCCGTGCATACAAGACCTGCTTGAAGGGTAATTGATGGAGTATAGACAGGAGTTCCATCCTGTAGTAGTTGGTCTGGCTCTACGGTGATACTAAATGAAACAATTGCACTCGCAGCATTTCTTGAAGTATGGAACGTATCCAATATTTCTAGATAGTGAGACTACATTTTCTCTAACAGTTGCAGAATCTAAAAAGATTCATTGGCAACCATGTTGGAGTTAAATGCCGTGATATATGTGTTATACGCTAACGTGTCAATTAAAACAGAAAAGTTTGATCCTTCAAAATCAAAGTCCGTAAATGTTGAGTTTGCACGGAGATAATCTTTGATTGAAGTTTTTATCTGATCGAAATCTAGATTCGTAAATTGAGTAAAAGGCATTTTATCTTGTTGCCTCTAATATGAATGAAAACTGTTGTGTTGGAACTTCTTGCCCAATGATATCAAAAATTACAGTTACTTCAAATTCATTTGTATCTGGGCTTGGATTAACCTCAATGTCTACATTATCAACTCTAGGTTCGTAATTAGAAATTGTATTAATAATTTGCTCTTTAATTACAGAAGCTGTAGCAAAATCAACAAAGTCAAATAAACTAGAGCGAACGTCTAATCCCAAATTTGGATTAAAAAATCTTTCATTTGGGATTGTTTCTACAAGATTGCGAATCGAGCGAATAATAGCACTCTGATTCTTCAAAATTGGCAGGTCTTTCGTCACGGGATGGGGATCAAAAGACAAACTAATATCCTTAAATGATCTAGATATTCTGAGTTACTGCCATCGGATATAAAATTTCTTGGATTATTTATGCTTATTTCCAAGAAGATCCATATGTTGGTTCTGTTCCATACTCCCAATCATCATAGTCATTATCATTACGAATTCTTTCATGCAACTCTTGCTGTTTTTTTAGGTCATGCTTAGGTGCCAAGTCATGCATCACTTCTTGAATGACTCTTTTTGGTTTAACTTCTTGATAGTCTGTAACGAGACGGGAAGTGCCCCACATCTCTCTCATGTAGTTTGAATCGCGATCTACGGGTAAGTTCGACATTTTACTCCTGTTTTAATAAAATAAAACAGAACTTTTATGAAGGAGGTTGCTATCTCCTTATTTCTATTTAACGATATACTTCTCTTAAATTATAAGTGTCTGAATTGAGGTATTTAAGTATTTCCACGGCAATTATTTTCGGATTTTTTTCCCCACAGGTATAAACATCAACAGCAATGCACACCCATTTCTGGCCAAGTATGGCAAGAAACGTGACTTTCTGCAAGAGCAATCACAATTGTGCATCCCTTGTGGAAGAAAACAGTGTGAAAAACTGTTTAAAACCGTCATTTTTGCTCTTTCTATGCCTTTAATCATTACCTTTTCGAGGCACTGAGCGTCATTAATGAGATTAAAATCGACATTATACACCTCTAAAAGCAGGTGTTTACCCATTGAAAACTGTTTCAATTCATTTTAGGGCAAAAATTTATTTATTATTTCTTTCTTCGGGTGTTTGCCAAAAATATTCATCAGTATCTCCTAATTTACCCCATCGAATACCTCTTTCAATCTGAAAAACAGTCGTTGAAGTCAGAAAATCTGGCATTTTAGGTTCTTCAGGAGTCAATGAGAGGTCATACATCTTCATTCGATTGGTTGGATAGAGTGCAAATTGTCCATTTTCAAGTTCAATGCAATTATGTGACTTTGTGTTCATCGGGCATTTCACTGACATCAGTATCCACAGAGTTTAAATCTGCATGATAGTTGTCCAAAAGTAAAATGATACTTACCTTTCATGACCCCATAATTACGAGAAAAAATCTCAAAGTCCATATGTTTGATGAAATGCTTTTCAATACAAATGATTCCATAGTCCATGCAATTCCAAAATTGCAAATTTGGCGTATTTTAATCTGGATTTGGAGTTTGTGGAGATGAAACAGAAGCACTAATTGGTAGTTTATCATACATGGCGCCATATTCAGGCAAATATGTCTCAAAATAAAGAGCACGTCCAGGTATCGACTTTGCCGTAAACCCAGACGCCTTCTACAAACTCACCATGTCCATCTTTAAGATTGTGTAAATATTCCTTACGAACCGTAACCTTTATCATCGGTAAATTGACGACAAGTTGACTCATCCCCTGACCTTGCCCTCTATATTTCTTACGAGCTTCGTTACGAGAAGATGCTGCATACTTGGTATCTAGATCCAGCACCTTGGCGAGTATTCTTTGGATGAGACTCGATAATCTTGCTACCGCTGAGTGATTTCTTAATTGCCATTAATCTGATTCTCCAATAATTTCTGTTTCAAGATCTTCAGGGCATGGTAGAACCTGTCTGATAATACTCAATCGACAAATCCTCCATCACATTGAAATATTCCTCTTGAGTGAGTGAGGAATAGATCTTTCTTCCCTTACATATGATGTTATAAGTTTCTTCTGCCATATCAGATAATTCTTGTCTTTTCATGCCCCACACGAATGCGTGCGATCGCACCAAATTTCAAATCCTGCTTCCTTTGCGTCTAGACAGAAAGATACGTCCTCACCGCACATATCTTGCACTTCTCCTGATTCAAAAACCTGCATCTTGGGTGCGAACCAAGGATACTTCATTTCAGAATGCTCAAACACACCATTTTTAATTAACAACCAACCAAATCCTGCATAATCTACAGTGAATGGTTTACGACGCTTTGAGATGCTTTCAACAGTTTCATGATTCATCACACCACCATTGTTACGAAAGTCATCTTCTTCCATCCAATGAGCAACTGAAGTGGTGTGACCATCTTCTGTTGCATACCAACCAGAAGCAATGTCTTTATCCATCAAAACCAATTGCCAAAACTTTTCAGTGTTGAATACAATATCAGAATCGATCCACAACTGCCAATCATACTTCAGTTTCCCATCCCAAGGCAACTGGTCTGGTCCACGTAATACGTTTGCACCTAGACACTTACAACGGGCAAAGTTGACCATTGAAGAGTAGTCCTGTGAGATTTGAATGCTTGCCCCGCTCTGCACCAAATCAAAACAGAGTTGCACAAAGTTCTTAAGATAGGTATATGAAACTCCCCGCCCTGGGAGACAGAAAACAACGGATTTTCCTTTTACCATTTCTCTTGCGAGATTATAATCCCATTCTTCTGTTACTGTTTGTGTGACGGGCGATTTTGCTTTTACCGTAAATCCTTTACTCATAATAGAAAGTAGTTACTTCAGTATCATACATCATTATGTATTCAATGTCAATCTTCCTTTCTTTCAGATAGAATAACATCATTACCATCTAAAGTAAAAGAAATCTCAGTATCTTCATACCAAGAGGTTCATTCATAATTTCACCTGGAATCTTGATGTAGTAATCACCACTAATTGGATCAATCTCTATGGGCTTCAAAATGTCCCCGGAATTTTTTTTCATTTAAGTAAAACAAATAACCTTTTTCGTTTTTATATATGGCAAAAAATTTTTTAACATTGAATGTTATAGTTAACTCGCTTTCGTAACACTTTATAGATTAGGGGGACCCATCGATTTTATATACGGGGGTTAATTATATAATCGCGCCGCCCGGCGGGGCGGGCAACGGACCCGGACCCCTGCCAAACACGCACGAATGACTGCCCACGCACGAAGGGGGTTACCCCTGCTCCGGGGCATAAGTCTCAGCATACTGTGCGGCGATCGCCCAGGCGGGTGTGCCCCAGTGCTGGTATCCGGTGGGGCGGTAAGCGTTGCGCTCCTGGTCAGCACGGAGAGTCCATTTGATCTGACGGGTCTGGAGGTCAGAGCACATAGAAAGGGGAAAGATGCTCATGGGTCAGGTGTCGGTTGCTTTGGAATTCTACAGGGTCAGGGGGCAGGGGTCAATACCCCAACCACACCAGGAACTCCCCGCAGTCGATTCGCTCCCCTTCCATGTGCCCATAGTCGGCAGCGAAGTCAGAGAGGCACGAATGCATGGAGGCAGACTCCAGGGCGATGTGCCAGGCGATGGTATCGTTGGCAGGGTGGGAGCAGTCCCAGAGGATGTCGGAGGAACGTGGTGCCAGGGGCGTACACGTTGAGGCAGTTGCGGAGGGCGGTGGTCATGGAGTGCC